CCAGCGCCAGATCATCGTTGGTGAGCGTCTCCATGCTGTCGCCGAGTGCTGCGATCTGCGGATCGCGCCGCGCGGCAATCATCATGGCCGTACCCATGGGCTCCACCAGCACGCGGACCCCGTGGCCCAGATCAAGCCAGTCGGGTGTGTTCGACAGGTTCAGTCTGAGCATGTTCAATACTCCGCCAGGCTGTTAGTCAGCACGACCGTACACATCCGGCCTGGATCTGCCGCCAGTGCCGCCTGCCAATCAAAAGTGGCCTGAATGCCCTGTGGTCCGCTGATCTCGACCCGTGGCCGCGGCAGATAGACGGCATGGGCCGTCAGCTTCAGCCCGACGCCACCAATGAGCGTATAGTCAAACTCCAGCGTGCAAGCCTCACCGTTGATCGCTTGGGTCACCAGGGTCTGATCCGCAAAACGCACGACGATGTTGCCCGTGAGGGCTGCCACAGACGGATCCGCCCCGTCGATCTTGCCGTCCGAGCGGATGGTCTCAATGCGGTCGAGGTTGTTGGCATAGTTGATATCCGCCGTCACCACATTGCCAATGGGCTGGCTGTTGCGTTTGATCGAGCCGTTGAAATGACCAAAGCGCGTCAGCGTTAGATCGGCCAGAGCGCCCGCGGCAGATGTGGTCGCTATTGTTTCGCCCTGGGCAACGACGCTGGCGGTTGCGGTCAAAAGTCCGGCGCGGCCCATCTGCCAGCTCAGACTGTCGAGCTTGCAGCCGGCATACATCGCATAGCGCGGCAGCTCGGGCATACCGGTCTCGATGGCGAAAGACGGCAGGTTCCAATTGCCCGACTGGAACGTATGGGTCTTGGTTGTGGTGCCGGCTGTCGTGGGTGCACCAAAAGCGGCCTTCAGCCAGAACCCGATCGAGGCGGCATCGATGGGGATCACTACATCGCCGTCCGCTGTCACAGCGTCCTTGATCGGCGCCAGCGGATCGCGGCCATAGCCCAACAGCTCTGAGCCCAGCAAAGGCTGCTCGGCCCCCAGCGACGTGCTGGCAAACGGAATGCGGGTGAAGCCGCTCGCAGGCGGCGTGCCATAGGTTGTCTCGAACGCCAGCGCCATCTGCGCGCGCGCCCCTTGGGCTCGTGCCATCGTGTCTCTCCTTGAATGTCAGCTATTGGGTATGATCAGGCCAGCGCGTCGCTGGTCGCGTAATGCAAGATGATCGGAATGATCGCGGCCTTGATCGCGGCACTTCCCTCAACGGGCAGATCGACCGGCTCGGGCGCTTCCGCCTCGACCCAGTCGCACAGGCCGCGCAAACTTCGGTCTGCCGCAACAGCCGCACCAATGCGCCCGATCAGCCGGTCAAACCGCGCATCACGCTCTTCGCCGGTTTGCACGATCACCTCGAGCTCGGCGCGGTGCTGGTAATGATACATCAACGGCGAAAGCGTTACGCCGGGCTCGCCCGGGTTGCCATCGCGCAGGATCATCAAACCGCTAGGCGGGATCCGCTCCGGCAGTACCTCGCCGCGCAGTACTGGCACATGCGGCACCGTGCGCAGCAGGTCCGCCAGAGCGGTGAGGATCGTTTCGCGCGGCGTCATCCGGTCTTCCCTTTGACCCAATTTGTCACGATCGCCTTGGGTATCTTCTCTTGCGCGGCCTTGGCATCACGCTCCAGATCCAGCCGCTTGCGCAGCTTCACTTGCGGGACCAGCAGGAAGATCGGCACGGTCGTCAGCCGGCGCCCGGTCTTGGACCGCGAGGCCACGCCGACCCCGCGTGTGTTCAAGCGGCCTTCGGCCACCAGTAAGCTCGGTCCGCTGCGGCGATAGATAAACCGCAGCCGCAACCCGCGCCGACGTTCCCATTCTCCCGGCGTGATGCGCCCACCGCGAGCAGATTTGCCCGCGGCAGGTGTGGGGATTGCCAACCAAAAGCCGTTCTGAGAGCAAATGAGCGGCCCCGTATCATGGGCGCCGACAACCACCGGCGCTTGCGACCAGACAAGCGCCGCTGCATTCAGACTGGGCTTTCCTTTGGGGTATTGCGCCGAGCGGATGGTCCGCGCCAGCCGTTGTCCCAACCCCGCACTGGTGATCTGCCCGCGCCAGGCTGTCTTGAGACCATTACCAGCATCACCGACAGCCTTGGTCACAGCCTTTTCACCAGCGGCGATCTCAGCAGCCATCATGGCCCCGATATCACCGAGGACTTCCAGACGTATCATCGCGTGCCCTCTCAATCAGCCGGTGTGATCTGCATGCGGGTCCGGCCAGTAGGGCAGCAGCTCTGCCGTCCAAACAAGCCGCTCACGATCGCGCTGCGGCGTGCCTTGCACCACAAAGATCTCTGCCCCGATCTCAAAGCGATCCGCTGCTGCCAGCTCCGGACAATCGCTGATGCGGACATCCAGAACCACGCTGTCACTGACCAGCCGCGCCGCGCCAAACTCGAGCATGCGGTCCGGGCTGCGGCGCATCACGCGGAGCGCCACCTCCGGCCCGACGCCCATCTGTTGATAAAGCGCCGGGGTGGAGAGGTTCGGATCGCTGAACAGTACGTCCAGCGCTGCAGTGAACGCTGTCATGCTCGGTCAACCTCAGTTGCCAGAGTGCAAACGGATCGCCATGCGCGGCCGCTTGTTGACGGGCAGTATCGAACTTTCGGTCATCAGATCAATCCAGCGGCCTTTGGCGTCGATCATCTGGCGCGCATAGAGCGGCAGACCGATGGTGTTGGCAGTCTCCAGCAGGTTGGCAGGGCCGCCATAGGTGGTGAAGGTGTCGAAGGTGCCGATGGGGAAGGCGATCCCTTCGCCTGCGGGGATCAGACGTTCTGACGTTCCGTTCGAGAGGGTGACAGAGCCGTTATATTCCTCGAACAGCATGCCCGCGAAGGGGAAGGCGCGGCGCATGTCTTCGCGCAGCGGCTGGCCGCCAGTGGCCGAAAAGAACTTATAGGCCTCTTCTGTCTTTGGATGGCTGATCAGCTTGTCGAAGAATTCCGAGCTGACCAGTGCATGCGCGGTGGTCATTGTCTCGCCAAGCAGATTGTCTTCCATGGCGCGCAGAACGCTGCGGACTTTGCCCTGCACATTGGTGCCTGCTGTGCCAAAGGCAAAGTCGACCGAGATCTTCTCCAGACCGAACTCGCTGAAATAGTCGTAAAGCGTGGTGCCGGCACCGTCCTTCACGATGCCACGCAGCGCATTCATCTCCATGTATTCTCGGGTCTGGGCATGTTTGCGGCGCATCAGTGTCAGCTTGCGGTTCATCACTTCAACGAGGGGATCGGCGGCGTCCGACAGGCCCAGCGCGGGCATCCCCTGAATGTCAGCGGGCAAGATCACGTCGTCATGGGGGATCCAGGGTAGCGCAAAGGACCGCATCGAGCGCTGTTCGCGGTTCCCAACAGTGGCGGGCGCACCCAGCGGCACGGAGGGCAGAAGGCTGAGAACGCCCTCGCGCTGTTCGATCACGATGGAGCGTTGGGTGACGCCTTGAAAGCGGAACAGGCCAATCTGGCCAAGGCGGGTGTAAAGATTGGGCAGGATGTTGATGGCCTGCGTCATCTCGGCGAGCGAATAGCCGCCCGCGTCAAACGGGTTGCGGGTAATTGTCATGGGGAACTCCGGGGGATTGAATGGGAAGGGGGAATGTCGTGCGGCCAGATCAGGCGGTGTCGCGCGCAAGGATGCCCAGCGCTGCCAACTGGCTGTGCTTGGTGGCGGTCTTGGCCGCGTCATCTACGGTGGCGTCAAACACAAGCGCCGCTTTTGCGACGATGGCGGGGCCGCGCACGATAACCAATCCCGCCGCATCGGCGGACGTGGCATCAGCTGCGTAGAGTAGAACAGCAGCTGCGGTTTGCGCCCCATCTGTGCCACCCGAGGTCGCAAGCTTGTATTTGCCACTGGCGGTAATCCGGCCGAGCACGGCGCCAACGGGATAGGCGCTGCTCGCCAGCAGGGTGATCGTTTCGCGGGTGAAGTTTGGGTTGAGCTCGTATTTGAGGACATCGCCCATGGAGGGCGGTTGGGTCAGCACGGACATGGGGTATCTCCAAAGATATGGGGGACAAAAAGAAATCCCCCGCCGGGGAGGAACGACGGGGGATCAGGTGGGCGGTCAGGTATCCGGGGGGGGGGGTAAGCGCTTCAGTGTCGACTGCCGGCTGATGCAGCTTTCTTTGCGGCAGCCACGATCGGGCTCTCTGCGTTTTTTGGGATAATCGGCGAAGGTGGTGCTGCGACGATGTCCCGGGCGTCAGCTGCCGCGCTGGCGCGTTCCAGAACTAGCCGACGCAAGGCTTCAGGTGCGGTGCCATCGCGCAGCGCTTTTGCTGCATCGATTGCGATGCCAAGGCGCCCCGCTTGCGCCGCAATATCGGCGATTTCCGCCGCCGCCTCGCGCATTTGCGCCGACAATTCTGCTAGATTGCTGGATTGCGCTGCAACTGGGACGGCGGCTGTCGCCGATGACGCGGGCAGTTGAGATGTTGTAGGCTGTGGGGCCGGAGCAGCAGGTGGAGCATCGGCGGCATCTGTTTCGCTATTCGCAGTGTCCATCTCGTCTGGCCCTGTGTCCTGCAGGCTGTCTTCGGGTTCGTTCTTGGTGGCCATGAGTGCCTCCTGTCTGGGTTGAGGAAGGGATGCGCGCTGAGTGCGCAGAGGTGGGAGCATCGGTGCGCTGACCAGCATCTGCCGAAAGGTGGCAAAGCCGCGCGCCAGATCGGTGACTTCGTCAGCAAGGCCTGCGCCCACAGCGTCCGCTCCGCGATAGGTTGCGGCCTCGGTTGCCAGTGCTGCCTCCTGGCTAAGCCTGCCAGCGCGGCCAGCCGCGACAGTTTCGGCGAACAGAAAGCGCAGCACGTCGATCTCGCGCTGGATGTTTGCGCGCACTCCCTCGGGCAGTGGCTCGTAAGGATTGCCGTCAACCTTGTGCTGTCCGGAATGGACTAGGGTGACGCGCATGCCGTCCTGATCCAGCTGGCCGCTCAGATCAGCATGCATCACAACGACGCCGATGCTGCCCAGCGCGCCGGTGCGCGGCAGCAAGATCCTGTCAGCCTGAGATGCCAACGCATAGCCTGCCGAGAAAGCGTGTTCAGCGACAAAAGCCCAGACCGGCTTGCTGCTCCGGATGGCACGAATGCGGTCTGCCAGATCAAAGACGCCAGCCACCTCACCGCCGAAGCTGTCGATGTCCAGCGCAATGCCCCGCACGGCCGGATCGCTGGCTGCGGCGTCGATCTGGGCTGCGATCCCTTCATAGCTGGTCTGGCCGGAGGATTGGCCGATCCAGCTGCCTCGGTGGATCAGCACGCCCGCGATCTCGATCACGGCGATGCCATCTACAACTGGATAGGGTGCATCGCCATGTTGGCGCAGGCGCTCTGCAAGGTTCCCTGCAAGAATGCTAGCCCGGGCGGGCAGGGCGGTGGTGCCAGGCGCATCGGTCACATCGCTGCCTGGCAGTTTCAGCTGCCGCCCAAGGATGCGCGGCCCAAGGCCGGACAGAAACGCCATGGCTTTGGAGGGCTCAACAAGTAGCGGCGTGTTGAACGCGCGCGTGGCAATGCGGGCGTGGAGCATCAGGATTGGTCCTCTTCAGTGCGAGAACGCGCGGTCACGTCATCGGCTGTGTCATCGCTGCCATCATCATCTTCGCTGTCGTCGTCGTTGACCGGCACTGCCTGCACGCCCTGCGCGGGCGAGCCCGGGCGGCGGAAGTCGAGGCCCAGCGTACGTTCGCGAGCCCGTTCGGCCGCGATCTCGCGATCAACCTGTTCGGCGTCATAGCCGCGCTCGGCGATGGCCTGCGTCCGGGATTTCAGCCCCGCTTCAATCGAGGCGATTTCAGCATTGGCGTCTTTGAGCGGATCGACCCAATCCCATTTCGTGGGCAGCCAATCCGCAGTGAGTAGCTGCACGCGGTTCGCCTCATAGCCGGGCAGGGCGAGAGCACCGGAGAGCACGGCCGCATCCATCCATCGCGCATAAACAGGGCGGCAGAGCTGATAGACCATGACGGAATGCTGCCAGGCTGAGACACGGCGGCGGAATTCGATCAGGGCGAGCCGTGAGTTCGAGAAGTTCCCCTTCACCATGTCATTGGCGATGTAGGGGTAGGGGATGCCAAGTGCGGCCGAGATTTGCAGCAGTGTGCGGTATTGAAATGGCTCATAGGTTCCACCGCTGTCAGCGGGTTGGCCCACGGTTACATCTTCACCTGGATCGAGCCGGACAATCTGGCCCGGGCTGATTTCAATACCGGCGGGCGTTTCGTCATCCTCGGTCAGCGCCAGCGGGTTCTCTGGCGCGGGCGAGGTCACGAACATCGCATACATCGCCGCGACCTTCTTCCGGTCGAGTTCAGCATCGTCATACTGATCGAGCAGGAACAGCTTCACGATGGCGGGTGCCAGTTTCGACACACCACGTAGCTGCCCGCCCTCGACGGGATCAATGACATGGATGACCTCAGATGCTGGCACGCGGACAATCTCACCTGCCAACCCCGGATCGGTGCTGTCGCCCGGATGGCGGCGGAAAAAGTGATAAGCCACCCGCCGTCCAATTCGGTCAAACTCAATGCCCTGCCGGATGGCGTTGCCGTTGGCCGCGATCCCCGTCTGTTCCAGCGGCAACATCTCCGCAGGCAACATCTGCAGCTGGAGGGGGACGCTCAGCCCATCGCCCGGGCGGCGCATGCGGATGCGGAAGAACACCTCGCCTGCCAGAAACACCTCACGCGCGGCGCGGCGCTGCAACCCATAGAAGTCGGTCAGCCCCTCCGCATCAGCCTCGTCGGTCCAGGCGAGCCAAAGACGCTGCAGCTCTTCCTTGCGCACCGCATCCCCGATTTTTGATATTGGCTTGATGCCATCGCCCACGGTATTAGCAGCCCAGCTTTCCACGGCATTCACCGCATAGCCGTTATTGCGCACCAGCCAGCGGGCGCGGGCGGTGATGTCGGGGCCAGAGGCTGCGATCAGCGCGTTGACATGGGCCCGTGTTGCCTGGAATCCGCGCAGGCGGCGGTGATGCTGGCCAGCATCGAACCCACCGATGAAAGCGCCCAAACGCTGCCGCCAGTTCATCACAGATCCTTCACGGCATAGGGGCGCAAGATGCGCCCGGCGCCGCGCTCAAGCTTTGCGATACGGCGCTCAATATCCCCTATCGCTGCAGCAAGCTCTGCGTCCGAGCCATAGGTCACGGTCTTGCCGTCATAGCTGACTGACCGTGTGCCGCTGTAACGCGCGGCCAGCAGCGCGCTGTGGCGGAGTTTCAAGTCATCGAGGGTCATGGGACTCACTTGTCTAGCACATTTTGGGTGTGTATGTTTCGTATGTATCAGGAGAGCCCAATGCCGCACGCCACATCAGAAAAGTTACGCACCAATATCACCCTGACGGCCGCCAACCTGGCCGCCGCGCGGGAGTTTGGTCTCAATGTTTCGGCCATCAGTGACGCCGCAGTCGCCGAGGCCGTCCGGTTGGCAAAAGCAAAGGCCTGGGCTCAAGAGAATGCATCCGCCATCGCAGAGCGTTGTGCCTGGATCGAAGCGAATGGAACGCCCTTGTCGGATATTCAGGTTCTGAAGATCGACTGATGGCACAGTTTCAGGTTTATCGTATCGCTGGTGGCCGATTTGTCCTCGACCTCCAGACTGATCTTATCGAGACCGGTACACGCGTGGTGGCGCCCCTCATACCAGCCGGTTCAGGGCCAAAGGCCATTGGACGCCTCGAGCCAGTCTTCATGATAGAAGGTTCAACATACGTTCTTCATACAGCTGAGATGGCTGCGATCCCGTCGGCGCTGCTCAAGGGTGGGTCTGTCGCCGATCTTCGCGCCTCCGACTACGAGATTCGAGGCGCCCTCGATATGGTGTTTTCTGGCTTCTGATCACTCCATGTATCTGGGCGTGCTGATCTTCCAGCCACGCCGCCGCGACGTGGTGATGCGCCCGGCTTGCGGTTCAGTCGATTTTTCGGGCTCAGCGGTTTGCGTGATTGCTGCCGTTTGCACGCCCGCCTGCTTCTCCAGCTGCCGCCACATGCGCTCGTCGAAGCGATCTGCCCCAAGGATCCACGCGGCAGCCCGCGCATAAACGCGGGTATCCAGCGCTTCATTCCGCTCGCGCAGCTTTTGCCACTCCTGCCGGGCAAAGCCGCGCTTGTTGCGCACGGTGATCAGCTGCTCGGCCACCAGCTGCTTGAGCCATTCGCTGTCAGCCCAGTCGGGCAGGTGGATCGTACCAGGGGGCATTGCCGCGCCCAGCGCCCTATCCTCGTCCGAGGGCTTTTCGATACGCAGATACCGATAGGTCTCTGCCTTGAAGGTGGCGGTGGCCACCGTCCAGAGCCGGGCTCCGCGCTTTAGTTTGCGTCCATTCACCGTGGCATCGACAAAGGTCGGCCCCGATACCGGCGTGGCGCGGTTGAAGCCTTCCAAGCCTTTCACGGGGGCGACTTGCGCAATGCCCTGCTTGCGCGCCCAGGCGTAGACGGCGGCGGACTCGTAGCCGGTGTCGATTGCGAGCTTCGCCAACGTCATGATCGCACCGTTCTCATGCGTCCATGTCTGAGCCAGTAACGCTGTCAGCTTATCCCAGCAGGCAGGATCATCCGGCCCGCCCGGTATCACGATGTGATCGACAAGCCAGCTTTCCAGCCCGCGGCCCCAAGCCCAGACATCGACCTCGATGCGGTCTTTTTGTACGTCCGCACCCGCCGTCAGGAATAGCCCACCCATGGGCACCTGCGCGGCAAACACCTCGCGCCGATCGGCAATCCGCTGCCATTCCGGGGCCTCACCGCTCTCCACCCATGTCTCGCCCAAGAGCGTGTTGCGCGCAGCGCGCAGCATCTCGTCCGAGCCTTGCGCTGCCAGCCAGTCCCGCGCGATCTGCTCCCAGCTTTTCCAGCCGATCGGCGAATAGAGTGCGGAGAGGTGGAAGCCAATGGCATGCGGGTTGTCGGAAACCGTCGTCGCCCGCCATTCACCACGTTCGAGCATCTGCGTCTTGTGGTGTTCGGCGATGGGCTTCTCACAGGCCTCGCAATGGTAGGCCGCCGTTTCCGGCTGCCCCTTGGCCCAGCGCAGCCGCTCGAACTGTAACCACTGCATTGCATCACAATGCGGGCAGGGTACGAAATACCGCCGCTGATCGCTGGCCTCAAACTCCCGCTCGATCCTGCTCAACCCGCGAATAGTCGGTGTCGAGACCATGAATACCTTGCGCCGGTGCGCGAAGGTTGTTGTCCGCGCCTCGGCCAGGCTGACCGGATCACCTTCCTCGTCGGCTGAGGCGGGATAGGCGTCCACCTCATCCAGAAACACATAGCGTGCCGGCATCGAGCGTAGGCCGGTTGCCGAGTTCGCCCCGGTGAGCACCAGGATGCCGCCAGGGAATTCCTTCGACAGCATCGAATTGCCCGCATCGCGCGACCGCGCCGGCTGGACGCGCTCTTTCAGCGCGGGGCTGTCCTCAATCAGCGGATCAATCCGGCCGCGCGATGTGCGCTTGGCCATCTCGACTGTGGGCAGCACGGCCAGCATGGGCCCTGGCGCGTGGTGGATCACAAAGCCGATCCAGTTATTACCTGCCTCCGTGGCCCCAACCTGCGCGGCCTTCATAAATGTAACCCGCTGCGCTGGATGCCCGGGCGAGAGTGCATCCATGATCGCGCGCAGATAGGGCGTCCGAGATGTGCGGTACTGCCCGGGTTCGGCGCTTGCCCGCGATGACAGCTTGCGATGCGCATCCGCCCATTGCGACACCGTCAGATCCGGATCGGGCCGTAAGCCACGGCGCCAGACACGCAGGATGTCCTCGGCGCCGTCAAAGCCGAGATCAAGGCCCTCGGTTAGATCAGTATCACGACCTCCTTCATTCAAGCGAGACCCTGAGGTCGGCAAGGGCGTTGAGCTGCTCTCGGACATGGGTTTCCAGCACCCTTTGCAGGATCGCAGTCTCGATTGTCACGGGCACCCCCGACACCTTCTCCATCTCTGCGGATAATTGCGCGGCCATCAGGGCGGATACGCGGGTGGGCCAAGTGATCCAAGTATCGCGCTCCTGGCGCGCTAGGCGAAACACCAGCGTTTCCGCCCGTGCGCGGTCCACCAGCACGCCTTTCTTGCGCTGGATCGATAGTTGGCGTTCCTGGGCTTGGTAAACCGTCAGCGCAGTGCGCGCCTTCAGATAGGACGTGCTGTCGCCAGGACCTGAGACGCTGCCGCCCCCGATCACTCCACCATCACCCCCAGCGCCCAACCCACCCCGCGAGCGCATCTGCTGGTCTGGATCGGTCATCGCGCCCCGGCGTGCATCCGAGGCCGCAGCATTGATCGACCCGTCTGCAAAGAGCACCAACCGGCCGTTCTTGCGGGCCTTCTGCACGGCCCCGCGCGACAGGCCCGTGCGCTCGGCATAGGCGCGTTCTGACAGTCCTTCCATGGCGTTTGGTTTGCCTTCAACATATTGGAAATAAACAGGAATAACGATCTAATTGAGTTGATTACACTTCGCGATAGAGCGATTCTGGTCTCACGCAAACACGCCTGACCGGAGACAAAACCATGACCATTGCAGAACGCTACAACACTGAGACCCGCCGCATCCTGCCGCACATGGCAGACAGCCTGGCAGTCGATCCCACTATCACCAGCGCCGGCGAGATCGACGACATCGTGTTTCGCCGCAGCGAATACCTCGGCGGGGTGGCGATCGCCATTCTTGCCATGATCGACCAGCAAAATTGAGAGGCCCGACCATGACCGCCACCACAACCATTCGCATCGACCACGTCGCACTGCCGGACCATTTCGACCGCAGCCGCCCTGACGCCATCGCCGCGGCCATCGAGACAGCGCTGCGTGAAGACGGGATCACCACCGAGGCTTCGGACGTGATCAGCCACATCAAGATCGAACTGCCGACCGTCCAGCTTGCTGCTGCCTGCGCGGTGCTGGCCGACCTGAAGCTGATTTGACGGAGGACGGACGATGAGCACCCGCGCACAAATCGCCATCCAAACCGGCCCAAGCCAATGGGCTCACATATACTGCCACTTCGACGGCTACCCCTCCCACATGCTGCCAGCGCTGGCCAAATGGACGCCGGAGGACATTCTTGCTGCCCGCGAGATCCGGCAGGTGACCGCCGACGCGCTTGATTGCTTTGCGCCTACCCGCGCGCCGGTGATCCATCCCGAACCGCGCTGTGACTTCTGTCACACCTATGTGTTCGCGCAAGGCCGCTGGGTTGAGTGGAAGGCTGGCCGATGACCACCCCAGCCATTTTGCCCAGCCGCAACGAGGATTACGGCTTCTTCCGCACCATGACCGTTTGCCCGCTGCGCGACCGCCGCAGCGCCGAGGTCTGGACGCTCGCTTCGACCATGATCGCAGCTGCCATCCGCGCTGATAGCGAGGACGAGATGATCGGCATTCGCGACTTTCTCGATAGCCGGATGGGCCGCCACTTTGCCGATGACGTCATCGGCAACATGATGGGCTGCGACATCGATTGTGAGACGGCCATCACATCCGCGATCCGTCGCTGGCAGGACTGGCGCATCAGCCGCAAGACCGAGCGTGAGGAGGGGATCCCCACAGGGCTGCCCTACCTGACAGGCTGGGTTCAGCACTTCCCCTTCACCGCCGCCATGGCTGAGACTGACTGAACGCAACACCGAATTCCCCCAATCAAGACAGGAGGCTCAGATGCCCAAACTCACTGATACCCAGATCCTTATCCTTAGCTGTGCGGCGAACCGCCCTGACAATCTGGCGATGCCCTTGCCAGAGGGGTTGCACGGAGCTGCCGCCAAGATGTCCGTGTCCAACATGATCGCGCGGGGCTGGCTCGAAGAAGTCGATGCCGACATGCGCAAGGGCGAGCCGCTCTGGCGCGAAACCGGCGATGGCCATGGCACCACGCTGGTGGTGACCGACGCAGGGATGCTGGCGGTCGGGATCGAGCCAGTGGTTGTAAAAACCATGGCGGCTGTCCGCCAGCATGCCGCCGATGCCTCCATTGCCAAGCCGCCAACACCGCGTAGCGGCACCAAACAGGCAGCGGTCATTGCGCTTTTACAGCGCCCTGAAGGGGCAAGCATCGCCGAGATTGTCGAATTGACGGGCTGGTTGGTTCACACAACACGTGGCGTCATCTCTGGCGCTCTCAAAAAGAAGCTGAGCCTGCCGGTCGCTTCAGAAAAGATACAGGGCCGCGGCACGGTATACACGCTTCCCAGCTAGTGATCCGTGCCGTTATCGCAGGCGCACGAAAAGCCGACGCAGAGTGTAGCTACGGATCAGTGAAACCCCAACAAAGACGGCGCCGATCGCAAGGTTGTCACCCAAGCTGACTTGCAGCCCGAACCATGGGAAAGCGACGATCTGGGTGATCACCGCCAGCGCGTATCCCACCACGACATTCGTGACTGCCTCGAACATGGAGAGACGTCGAGACTGGCTCATGCGGCCAACCGCTTTGCCTTCAGGGCGCTGAACGGTTCGCCCGTTTCCACCAAGACAGCATCAACCCCCGTGAATTGTTGCCAGCGCTCGATGGCCACATCGACATAGGCCGGGTTCAACTCGACCCCGAAGCACCCGCGGCCCGTAGTCTCCGCTGCGATCAGCGTGGTGCCGGATCCCATGAACGGCTCATAGATGGCCTGTCCGGGGCTTGAATTGTTCAGGATCGGGCGACGCATGCATTCCACCGGTT